CTCGTCTTTACTCCATCAAGACGACCTCAAACTCCCCTTCCTATGAATCCAGAGCTCCAAGTATGGCTGCGCGTCAAGGCGGACTGCGAAGCATCGATCGAAAAGCACGGCGCAATAATCGAAGCGCTCACCGACCGGGGGCAGCTGGTGATTAGAAGCAATCCGGCTATTGCTTCACTGGCCCAAGCCAAGCGCATGATTGAAAAACTGCGCAAAGAAGAGAACAACCAAATGACCCTAGAGCTATGACCTGGACGGAAGAAACCATCGAGCGGTACTGCGTGCTAACTGAAGACGCCGCCGCTGGTACACCAGTCAAGCTGATGGAATGGCAGCGGGACCTAATCCGCCGGAGCGAAGGCAAGCGGATGGTTTGGCTGGAGATCCCTCGGAAAAACGGCAAGAGTGCATTTATTGCTATGCTAGCAATCGCCCACCTACTCAAAGGCTGGAAGGACAATAGCAACCCTCAGGTAATAATCGCCGCAGCCACCAGGGAGCAGGCGGGCGTGCTGTTCGGCTATGTGCGCAACACTATCCTAATGAACCCGGTGCTGAAGCAGGCGCTGATACCTTACCGCAAGGAAATCCACCTACTAAACAAACCTGGCTTCCTCAAGACAATCACCAGCGACGGCCTCAGCAACCACGGAGCAAACCCTTCCCTAATCTTGTGCGACGAAATCCACGCATGGAATGAGCACAAGGGACCGGAGCTGTGGGAGGCACTGCGCACATCTATGGCCGCACGTCCGTCTCAAATGATAGCCATTACAACCGCGGGCGGCGCTTTCACCTTTGCGCACAAGTGGCACGAATATGCTACCAAGGTACTGAACGGCGACGTGGACGATCCTAGCTTCCTGCCCATTATTTACGGAGCCAAAGACACGGAGGACCCGCACGATCCTGCAGTTTGGGCAAAGGCAAACCCTAGCCTAGGCGTGACGGTAACGATGGAGTACCTGGAGGAACTGAGCCGGACGGCTAAGTTTGACGAACCTACGCTACTAAGCCTCCGAAAGCTGCACCTGAACCAATGGGCAGGAAGCGCACAACCGTACATTGAACTAGGCAGTTGGAACCGCTGCCTACAAAAGGAGCCTGCCGCGCTAGGTACTTGGCGCTGCTACATGGGCGTGGACCTTGCAGCTGTAAACGACTGGACCGCCTATGTACTACTTTTTTGGGACGGAGGGGAGCGCTTCTATACCAAACAATTCTACCAAATCACGGCGCATAGTATGGACAAGCGCAAAAACCGATACCCGAACCTGGTGCGCAATTGGATGAAGGGCGGGCACGTCGAGGTAATCGAGGGCGAGGTGAACACCACACCGGACCGCGTGCGCAAGATATTCGAGATATGCGAAGCCTACCCGGTCGAGGCTATATTCTTTGATCCGTGGAACGCAGCGGAAACCATAGACCAGGTGCGGCAGCGCTACGGTGCTAAGTTTTGTTTTGAGGTGCGCCAAGGCGTGCTAATGATAAACGAGCCCATGAAATTACTTTACCGCCTGGTGCAACAGAAGCGCATAGGGCACGACGGCAACCCGGTAACCGCCTGGCACATTTCAAACACAAACCTCCAAATTGATAAGAACGATAACTGGACCTTTAACAAATCCAAGGCTCCGGACAAGATAGACGGCACGGCTGCGCTCATTACTGCGCTAGCTGGATACGTGCACAACGCCCAGGCAAATACCTCCGTCTACCAAACGGAAGATATTGTTTTCGTATAATTTGGATGCATAGAATGTAATTCGTAACCTTTGCGCAATGGCCTCCTTTCTTCAACGAGTAACCCGAAGCATTTCGGGAATTATTAATCCGAAGCCTTGGCTTTTCCAGCTGATAGGTGGAGGCCAAACCAACGCCGGAGAAACCGTCAACAGCAACAACGCGCCCACGGTGCCCACCGTCTACGCTTGCGTTTCCCTGATTTCTGATACGATTGCTTCGCTTCCTTTCCACCTTTACGCGGAAAGTGACCAGGGCAAAATCCGAGTAGAGGGACAGCTCGACCAACTGGTAAGCCGCAAGCCTTCGGAGGCCTACAACAGCTACTACTGGAGGCAGGCGCTTATTAATAGCCTGCTGCTACGCGGCAATGCCTATGTGCTGCCAGTCCGGAACCGCGGACGGATTACGGCGCTGGAAATGATAGACACGGATCTTGTGACTATCGACACTACCAGCGGCCGACTGATCTACAGCTTGTACCTTCCCGGTGGTATTACTATGCGCCTGGAGCCTTCGCAAATAATCCACCTCAAGGCGTGGACCATTGACGGCATTAACGGCCTGAGCCCTATCATCTACGCAAAAGAAACCATCGGCACGGCTATGGCCGCGAACAAGCACCTCGGCGGTTTCTATGGAAACGGCGCCATGCCTAAAGGTATCTTGCAGCTGGATGGATCTATCCGTGACGTCGATCGCTTAAAGGATCTGGGCCGCCAGTTTGACCAGCGCTACAGCGGAGCCAACAGCGGCAAGACCGCCGTACTGACTGCCGGAGCCGAGTACAAGCCAGTGAGCATCAGCATGCAGGAGGCACAGTACATCGAGAGCATGAACTTCAGCGTAGAGGAAATCTGCCGCATTTTCAAGGTACCACCTCACAAGGTGGGCCACTTGCAGGGCAGCACCCAAAACGCATCTATTGAGGCACAAAATGCACAGTTTGTAAGCGACTGCATCCGTCCGCTTTGCGAGCAAATCGAAATGGAGTTTACCAACAAATTGGTAACCGGAGCGCTGGAGTTTGAGCTCGACCTCAAGAGTTTGATGCGCGGCGACATGATGGCCCAGGTGCAGCGGAACGTGAGCTATTGGAACATCGGCGCAATTAGCGCCAACGAAATCCGCAAGAGCGAAGGCCTGGCACCCATCGAGGGCGGCGACGAGTACAACAAACCCGCTCACATGAGCGTAACTGGCGATATACAAAATGGAACAATCGATCGAGAAGAAGGAGATCCGCAGCTTACCGCTTAACGGCGGAGCTGAGGAAGGGCTCATCTTTGGCTACGCAGCCAACTACGAGGCCTACGATATGGGCGCTTTTAACGAGCGCATAGAGCGCAGCGCTTTTGCCGAGGTGGACAGCTTCGATATTCACGCGCTTTTGAACCATAACTACGACTACGTGCTAGCCCGCCGCAACAAAGGCAAGGGCACGCTAGAACTGCGCGCGGATGACCAGGGGCTGTACTTTGAGTTTACGGCACCCGAAACCAGCACCGGAAAGGAAGCCCGCACGCTAGTTGAGCGCGGCGATTTGGACCAGGCAAGCTGGGCCTTTACTGTTGCCGAGGAGCGCTGGGAGAATGTAAAAGGAAAAAAGCCCACCCGAGTAATTACGAAGGTGGCCGAAATCTACGACATAAGCCTCACGCCGCGTGGCGCAAACCCATCTACCGCTGTTGCGATGAGAAGCCTGGAGATGGCGCTCGCGGCTGAGGTAGTCGAAACCGAAATTAATTTAACCCCCATACAAATGGAAACAAAACCCGAAGGCGCCGAGAATCCAGGCGCTGGAGTGGATGCCTCAGCCTTCGCTGGTGGTTTCTCCGCTTCACAAAAGAAAGACCTCCGCTCCTTTAACATCGTAAAGGCAATCCGCGAAGCACGCAACGGCAAGCTTACCGGAATCGAGGCAGAAATGAACCAGGAAGGAATCGCTGAGCGCAACAAGCTGGGCGTAGAAAGCCGCGGCGAAGGCCAGGCAGCCATCCACATGCCTGAATTCTTGAACCGCGAATTGCGTACCAATACCGTAACTGGTGGAACTGGTGGCGATTTGGGCGGCGATTTGGTCTACACAAATCCAGGCCGCTATGTGGACTTTTTGTACCCAAACACTCCCATGTTGAGCTTGTGCTCAATTGCCGAAGGCTTGACCGGAAACGTACAATTCCCAGTTCAGGACTCTGACTACACTTTGAACTGGAACACGGAAACCGGCGCAGCTTCTGCCCAGGACTTGACCTTCTCTACGCTGTCGATGTCACCAAAGCGCGCCGTTATTGCAGCCGCTGTATCTAACCAATTGTTAGCACAAGAGTACAGCCAGGGAATCCAGGCGCGCATGATCAACCAACTGAACCAATCTTTTAACAAAGGACTGGAGCAGGCAGTTTTGACCGGAAGCGGATCCTCTAACCAACCTACCGGTATCTACACGGCTTTGAACGGCACGGCTCAGGACTTGGCTTTGGGCGCTATCAGCTACGACGACCTCGTAGACATGGAGGCTTTGCTTGCTGCTAACAACGCTTTGGGTGGACGCCTGGGCTACGTTACGCACCCCAACGTAGTGGCTAAATTGAAGAAGACCAAGGTAGACGCTGGCTCCGGCCGCTTCTTGGTAGAGGGAATGCTTGACCCAGTCCAAACCGCCAACGGTTACAACATCTACAGCACGACCTTGAGCAAGAAGACCAGCGGAACGCCTGATACCTACGGTATCCTTTTCGGTAACTTCGAAGACGTGCAAATCGGCTTTTGGGGCGGTGCAACTTTGTTGATTGACCCTTACACTGAAATGCTGAGCTCAACTGTACGTATCTACGTCGAGCGTTTCATGGACATCAAAATTTTGCGTCCTAAGTCCTTCGTAATCGCTGACGACGTAACGATCTAATGACAACCGTCGACTTTACCCCTGCAGCTATTAACCTTACAGAGGTTAAGGCTTTTTGCCGCGTGGACGGCTCAGCTGACGACAGTTTGCTGACCTTCCTTTACAACGCAGCTTGCGACGAGGCGCTCAGCTATGCGCAGGTGGTAGTCGGCACTGCAACTGTAACGGTGGTAACCAATTGGGAAGCTGAAATAACGCTTCCCTTTTGGCCCATCGGGGCAGTTACTTATGTAAAGGTGGACGGCGTGGCCGACACTGAATACACCCTATTAAATGGACGCCTGACCCCTTCCGAGGAAGGCGACAAGCTGGAGGTGGTTTACGCTGCAGGCTGGAACACCAGCACGCCGAAAGACGTAATACACGCGATCTACCAACGGATTAAATTTGGCTTTGACTACGGCGACGACTTGCCGCAACCAACGCCACGCTTTTTTGACCGCGTACTATTTCGCTACAAAAACACGCTTTGACCCTAGACCGCCGCATAACCCTCTACAGCCCAACTGTGAGCACTAACAACAGCGGGCAGGTACTGCGCTCCTTTTCGAGCGCTGGTACTTGCTATGCCATGCTGGTAATCAACGAAGCAGCGGGAACGGAGGCTTTTGTGAGCGACCAAATGCAAAGCAGCGCTACAGTTATTTGGCGCGTGCGCTACCGGACGGACATCCTGGGCAGCTGGGAGCTGGAGTTTAACTCACAGCGCTACGAGGTAATCAGCGCGCTGCCGGAAGGCCGCAAGCGTTACACATTGATTAAATGCAAACTCAAGGACAATGCCTAAGCAAAAGGGAATTGTTGGCCTTGATGAGCTCAGAAAGAAGCTTCAGAATGCACCGGAGAAAATCCGGCTGCAGGAACTATACGGTGCCCTTCGCCAGGAGGCCACCCCACTGCGCAACGCAGCGCGGGCTGCCGCTTATGAGGACGTTACCAAACCAGGTACAAAAGACCTCTTCAAAAGCATCAAGGTAACCCGCGCTCGCGTCCGCGCCTGGCGTGACCAAATCGCAGTTTGGATAGGACCAGTCCGAGTGCGAAACCGCAAAGGTGACGCCCAGGCTTATCCTTTCATGCAGCTGTACGGACGCCGGGCAAATGGCAGCAATAAAGGCTACAAGGCAAAGGACTACATGGGCCAGGCTTGGGACCAACTAGGCAGCTCTAGCCGCGCAAAGATTGACCGCATGGGCCGCTCAAAGTGGCAGCAACAACTTAGACGCGCCCTCCAGTGAACTACCTACAAATCATTCGGGACAAACTGGTAGCAGCTCAGGCGCTACCCGTTTACGCTATGGCTGCCCCTCAAGGCACAAAGGTGGATCACATCGTGCTACAGCTCGACTCCATCGACGTGAGCGAAACCAAAGACGGCTACCGAATGCAAACCGTAAACGCGGAACTGTACATCTACCAGGCTTCCGCGGACAACGCACAAACCACATTACAAACCATCCGCACCTACCTGGCAGCGAATGGAAACAGTACCTATATTTCCGCCTGGATGACGAATGCTCAAAGCCTTTTTAACCAGGACGAGGAAACCGTACTTTTGATAGCCGACTTCACATTCACAATTAAAACTACATAAAAATGGCTTCTATTTCTGGAACCGAGTACCGCCTGCTGTTGAGCACGGACGGCACCACCTACAAAGGGCTAGCTGATGAAACGGAGTGCAGCTTCGACATCACAGCAGAAACCCGCGAAACCACCAGCAAGGATTCTGCTGTATGGCGCACCTTCATTACCAGCGCAAAGACCTGGACCGCTAGCGGCTCCGCTTTGTTCGGCGATGACGACGCCACCAAGTGGAACGCTGACGAATTGTTTCCTTTGGTAGGCACCACCGTCTACGTTAAGCTTACCCAAACGGCTGCAGGCTCTGTTACTCCAGCAACTGGAGAGGCTAACCTCACCGGGCAGGCAGTATTTACTTCTTTCTCCGCTTCGCAGCCGGACAAAGACAACGGAACCTACACCTTCCAGCTGCAAGGCGCTGGAGCATTAACTCAAGGCACGAACTAAAATGGAAAAGGGGCAAAAATTCGCGCTGGGGGCGGCGCTTTTATTCGAGGAAATTACTAGCAAGCGATTGGCCGAAATTGGAGAAGGTTTAGGTTTAAGGGACACCATTGCGCTGATCTATGCACAGCGCTTTTGGAATATCGAAGGTCGGCCAACGCTTGCACAGTTTACCGAGGAGATGAGCGCAGAACCCGTAGAGGCCCTCCCGGCGTTACTTAACGCCCCTTTTTTCCCCAAGGAGGTCCAGTAGAAATGCTGGGCCTCCTGATTGGGAGGATTGGAATGAGCAAAGCCGAGGCTGTAGCCTTGACTTCTGAAGAGGTCGAGGCTATAGTAAAGGCCTACAACGAGGGCGAAATGGACGCCTGGCGCCGCACCAGGTGGCTGGCTACTATAGTGGCCAACTTTAGCGGCAATGCGAAGAAGGGAGGTATTAAACCTACCGACTTCTTTAAATTTGAAGACGAGAAAAAGACCCGCTCCGGCATCGAGGAACTATTCAAAATAGCAGTAAAAAATGGCTGACCAAATTATATCACGTTTACTGCTAGGCCTTGATACGCGGGAGTTTAGAAACGGCATCCGTAACGCGGACCGGGACCTTGAACAGTTTTCAAAGAACGTAAAAAACATCGGGAACATTATTGGCGCCAGCTTTGCTGTTGGCGTGATTCAAGATTTCACGATGGAAGCCGTAAAACTCGGCGACCAGCTGAGCGCGGCAACCAAAGGCTTTGAACGCTTTGGCTCCGCTGCCGACCTTGAAAAGCTGAAGACCTCCACCAAGGGAATGGTTTCAGAGGTACAGCTTTTGCAACAAGCGGTACAAGCTGGCAACTTTGGTATACCAATCGAGGAACTAGGCAACCTATTCGCCTTCGCCCAGCAGCGAGCCAAAGAAACCGGGCAAGAAGTCGACTACTTAACGCAGTCCATCGTTACCGGTATTGGCCGCAAATCGCCTTTGATCCTGGACAACCTCGGTATTTCTGCTGTACAGCTCCGCGAGAAACTGGGAGGCGTGAGCGCTGAGGCTGCAAGCATTGCAGACGTGACTAGGGCTGTGGCTTCGATTGCAAAGGAGCAGCTGGGACTTATGGGCGATGCAACCGTAAGCGCTACGGATCGCATCAAACAATATGAAACGCAGTGGCAAGACCTCAAGGCCAAACTAGGCCAAGATTTTGCCCCTGCTATTATTTCGGTATTTGATACCATCGCTTCGGCAGCCGGAAGAATAAACGACACAATAGGCAGCATAATCCAAACAGCGGCCCAGGGAATAGATATTCTTTTTGGTGGCGGCGGTATGGACTTTTCCGAAACCCAGGCTACAGGGAAATATTTAAATAGAATAGGAGCTAAAAAAGGCCCTGATTTAAAGCAATTATATTTTAATGATACTGGCAATAAAAAAGCCAGTACCGACATAGAGAAAACTACGGCAGCAATAGGCGCACAAGCTACCGAGGTAAAAAAGGTAACCACCGCGCTAATCGACTACGGTGCAATCCTCGAGCGTATCGGCAGCATTAACACCCAGGTAGGTGAATATTTCACTGATCTAAACGCGGACCTTTTCTCAGGTACTTTGTACTGGTTTGAGTATGGCGACGCTATGGCCGACGCCTTGGACACCTCGGCGCTGGAGGACTTCATGACCTACCACCAGGACATGGAGAGCGAAATTATTCCAGGCATCCAAAACATAGTAACCAGCTACGACCAACTGAACAAGACCATAAGCGCCACCGCTTCGGTGATTGGCAACGTACTGCAGGCCAGCTTTGAAGCTGCCCTAGTAAACGGTGAGGATTTCTTTAAGGTGCTGTTAGACGGCCTCAAAAAGATGGCTATCCGTTTGGCAGCAACTGCAGCCGCAGCCTTCGCTTTGTCCATAGCGCTAAAATCTATGGGCATAGGTAACGGTGCAAGCCTTGGCAATATCTTCAAGGTGGTAGGCGGGCAAATGGGAATACCTGGCCTTGGAGGTTCCAGCTTTAACCCAACCACTGGCGTAGTTGAAGGTGGCCTATTTGGTGGCCGCACTACTTTGCGAGGCAACGACATCTATTTAGCTAACAGCCGCAGCGGCTACGATCTAGGACGAATTGGCTAAGACGACTTTTGCATCCGGAACCACCGCGGCCCATACCTTCTACATTAAGGACTTGGACGGTGCCAGTTACACGCCCATTACCTTCCACGTCTTCGACTGGTCCGTCCAGTATGTAGCACTTGACGCCTACCAGCCTGGACTAGTACCCAGTACCTGCCGCCTGGAGGTATTGGTGGGTGCCAGGGACAGCGCCACCGGACCACTGTACGACCTGATGGCCGACAGCACCGGCCGCTATGTAATCGAAATACAAAAGGCAGGACCGCTCGACATATGGCGCGGCTTCATTCAGCCGGAACTGTGCAGCGTGGAACTCATCAACGGGCAGCGCGTGCTGCGCTTAGAGGCTGCCGATGGCTTTGCATACCTTGACGTACCAACTAGCCGCCTAGCATCCGGTGGCGTGGCTGTAGGTATTGTGCCCTTCACGGACCAAATAGCGGACATTTTTAGTTACTTCCGCTTCTTTGAGCTGTACCGCAATTTTGTGGTATCGGCAGTAATGCGCGGAGTAACTGCAAACGGAAGCAGCGCCCAACCAACTGGAGGCGAAGGCCTCTACTACAGCGGTTGCATTATGGAGAATTGGCAGTACACGCTGACCAATTCGCAAAAGAACTTTAGAACGTGCCGCGAGGTATTGGACGACATTTGTACTAGCTTTGGACTGCAAATGTTCCAGGTGCAGGGCTATGTAGCCTTCCGAGCTATCTACGACGACAACCCCGCCAGTTGGTTTGAATACGATTTCCAAGGTGACCAGGTGAGCACCGTTATGCTAGGAGGCTCAACCACAATTGCGGCGATCGCTGGAGGTTTGGAAATGAATAAGGCAGCAGTCCGGGAGTGGTGGGTAGAGCACGCAATCCTATCGCCGAAAATTGTGGGCATTGATAGCGTGCCATCGCGACGGGACCATGACTGGGTGG